GTCATGAAGTACATCACAAGATACCTTTATCATTAAACAACATTGATGATGATAGCATCTCAGTCAATGAAAGTAACCTTCAACTACTGTGTACATCATGTCACAATGCTAAACGTGGAGAGAACTTGATAAGAAGTGATGTTGAATTCGATTCAAATGGTGATTTAGTTCAAAGAAAGCAATATAAACACAATCAAATATAAGTTATGAATACATTTGTGTAGGGATACCCCCCACCCTAAATCAGTCAAATGTATTCGTTGTACACCGGGTGTGGGGTGTTTCGCGATAAATTGCCGATTTTTGAAAGATATTGAAAACAGTTTTATTTTATATAGATTTTTAGAACCCCTTTAAGGGAGGTTAAAGTATGTCAGGAAGAAAAGCACATTCAGCAAAGACAATAGACAATAGTAAACATAAGAAGTCCAATAAAGAAATTGAAGATCGTAAAGAATTTGAAGAAGCTGTGTCACCAACCCAAAAAGTTAGAATGCCTAAAGGATTATCAGTCATAGCTAGAAGAAAATTCAGGGAGATTATCAGATTATTTGAAAGTGCTGAACTTAATTTAATAACGCAACTCGACACGTCGATGCTCATGGTGTATTGTGAGTCTTATGCAATCTACACATCCGGACAGAAGATTTGGGCAAAAGCTGCTAAAGAAGACATGGATGCAGATCAGTTCATCAAACTTGAAAAGGTACTAACCATCATGGACAAGCAATCTAAGAAAATGGAAAACTTATCAGAACACTTGATGTTAACTCCATCAGGTCGTGCACGAGTAGGTGCTATGGCAGCTGTAAAGAAACCGAAAGTTAATGGTGTGTTAGCACTAGTAGATCGGAATGAAGCATAATGCACGAACCCAAAAATTACATTGCAGAATACATTCATGAGATTGAGTCTAGACGAATCAGAGTATCCAAGAAAGTTAAAAAGGTTTATCTCGAATGGTTTAAACCAATTATTAATGATGAAAATCCTAAGTACTACTTTAATCCAGTACCAGGATCTAAGTACATAGAGTTTGCTGAAACTTTTTGCAAACAATCCAAAGGCGAATGGACAGGAGAACCCCTAGAGTTCATGCTATTTCAGAAAGCAAAATGGCAAGCAATCTTTGGAATATTACATCGTGAGACGAACAAAAGAAGGTTTAAAGAAGTCTTTACTGTAGAAGGAAGAAAGAATGGTAAGACAACAGAACATGCTCCATTGGTCCTATGGGCAACGCTTATAGAGAAAGGTGCAGAGGTATATGCTGCAGCTACTGTCACATCTCAGGCAATGAGAGTTATTCAGGAAGCAATCAGCATGATCGAGCAAGACAATGATTTAGCTGGAATCTTTAATTATCGTCTCTCACCACCACTTACCATCAAGTTAAAGAGATCTGCTTCATACGCTAGAGCTCTATCCTCAAATGTCAAAACATTCGATGGTTTAAATGTATCCACAGCAATTATTGATGAAGTGCATGAACTGCCTAGATCCATTTATGACATATTAAAACAAGCAACATCAGTTCGTGAAGAGACATTGATAAGTATGATTACAACCGCAGGATTTGTTAGAGGTGGATTATATGATGATATTTACGATCATGCAATTAACGTTCTGGAAGGAATTAGTCCTGATGATACATTTCTACCACTCATCTATGAACTAGATAGTGAATCAGAAATATCAGATCCAAAGTGTTGGCCAAAAGCAAATCCATCACTTGGTGTAATCAAAAAATGGGAGTATTTGACTGAGCAAGTTCAAAGAATGCAATCAGATCGAAATGTATCAAACACTGTTAAAGCAAAGGATTTCAATTTGCGTGGTGTTGAAAACAAAGCATGGTTAAGTTATGACGATATTCATGTAGTCGATCAAGATGGGAAAGCAATTGTTTACACCGAAGAACAGTTAAAGAAATTTGATAACACTTGGGTATTGGGTGGATTTGATTTATCAAGAACAGGTGACATGACAGCTTTTAACACTCTTCTATTTGATAAAGAGAAACGTAGACCCATCGCAATAACAATGTATTGGATTACAGCGAAATTTTACAACGAGAGAATTGCTGATAAGAAAAATAAGATTCCTTGGCAATCCTGGGTTGAAAGAGGTTTAGTAAGAATCAGCGGTACAGAACTTATTAACTATCATGATGTCGCGAATTATGTGACAGATAATTTCAAGGATAGAGGATGGATGTATCAATTCATCAATTATGACTCATATTCAGCGAATTATCTCATCGAAGAGTTTGTTCAACGTGGTTACCAAAGAGATACCTGTTTGATTGCAACTCAGCAAGGATATAAAACACTATCGGTACCCATGCAATTACTTTCAGCTCATCTGATTGAGAATATATTGTGTTATCAAAATAATCCGGTAACCAAATGGTGCTTTACGAATATTGAGTTAGAGACAGATCGGAATGGTAACTGGATGCCTAAGAAACTAAACGATCAAAGAGAAAGAAAAATCGATGGAGCAGCAACTATACTCAACTGTTATGTTGCTCTATCTAAAAATGTTGATAATTACTTGGAGTAGAAGGAGGACTATATGGGAGCATGGGATTTTATTAAAAATTTACTCAAAGGGAAAGAAAAATCATACACAGCACAATCCATGGATATGTTTACTCCAAGATTTAGTAACACATCAAATCCTAGTTTAAATGATACCTTTGTATCAGCTTGTCTTGCCCATGGGAGACATGGTGCAAAACTTCGTCCGCAGGTTTATTACAATGGAATGATATCTACCAATAAATCCAGGATGAATTACATACTCAAAACTAGACCGAATCCAATTATGGATGCACCAACATTTTGGGAAAGATTGACACTCGATTATTTTCAACTCAATAACGCATTCATTTTTCTCGAATATAATCACACATCAATTCACGAAGAACTCGCTAATTTATGGATTATTCCACCTGATGAAATAGAGCTTAGAGTCAATGGGTTGAAGATCTATTACAAGTTTAAAATCGAGAGTCAAGATTTCTATGCAGACTCAGATCAAATGATACATATTTCAAGGAATTCTGGCCATTTAATAGATCCATTTGGAAAAATCGACTCATCTATCAATAACGTTATTGAACTGATTCAAACGAATTATGAAGGGATGAAGCAATCCATCACTATGAGTGCTTTTATTCGATTTCTAGTCTCAACACCAACAGTTTTATCTGATAAAGAAAAAGAGAAAAGAGCAGAAACATTCGCAGCTAAATACCTAGGTAAAGATTCAGTTGGTGTAGCTTACCTGGATGCAGCACAACAGGTGGTGCAACTTGATACTTCAAAAGGAAAATATGCTGGTCAAGAAGTTATGACCATGTTGGAGCAAAAAATATTCAATTATTTAGGAATCAATCGAAAAATCATCGATGCAACATTCTCTGAAGATGATTGGCAAAGCTATTATGAATCATCAATTGAACCACTTGTCATGAAACTTTCTGCACAACTCACTCAAAAACTACTGACTCAAAGAGAAATTGAGTTTGGAAACGAGGTTATTGTTGATGCTAATAGGTTGCAAACAGCATCACTTAAAACAAGACTCATGGCAGCACAAACTCTTCAAAAATCTCCAATTCACCGTCCAAATGATGTCAATAAACTCTTGTACATGGACCCAATTGAAGGTGGAGATAAAACGTATATGTTCTTGAACTATCAAGATATGGATTTGGATAATAAATACAAGGATAACAAGGAGGAAAAACCAGATGAAACCAAAACTGAAACCAAATGATATAAGAGCGCGAAGAGTAGATTATATTAGGGAGATCGTGAATATTAGAGCAGTTGACTTATCTGATGACAATCAAGACATGATTATCGAAGGTCAAGCAATTGTCTTTAATCAAGAAACTGTTCTTTTTAAGTATAACGGAGTCGAGTATAAAGAAATCATCGATGGTCATGCTGTAGATGAAGCAGATACTAGAGAATGTTTCTTAAAGTTCAACCATGACGATAATATGGTCGTTGCACGCGTTAAACAAGGAAGTTTAGAACTTGAAATTAGAGAAGATGGTTTATTCATTAAAGCCAAATTATCTAATACAACAGCAGGTAGAGATTTATATGAACTAGTCAGAAGTGGAATCATTGATAAGATGAGTTTCGCGTTTTCAATAGGTGAAGAGAGTTTCAATGAAGACACCCATACATGGACTGTTAGAAAGATTAAAAAACTCTATGATGTTGCAGCTGTTGCACATCCAGCTTACGAGCAAACAGATCTTTATGCGAGAAGATTCGAAGATGCGGAGGCAATTCGTTTACAAGAGGTGGAGTCCTCAGATGCGCAAAAAAGAGCTTTGTTAGAAGCTAAAAAAACACAGATTAGAAATCTGATTAGAAATCAAAAATAAAAAAGGAGAAATACCAATGAACAGAAAACAAAGAATTGCAGATATCAATGCTCGATTACAGTCATTTGATACTGAACTAGATGCTGCTAGCCAAGAAAGAATGGCAGAAATTGAAAAAGAAACAAGAACACTTGTTGAAGAAAGAACAAGATTGATTCTTGAAGAAAAAGCTGAAATTAGAAAAGCTTTTGAATCTGGTGAAGAACTAGAAACACTTGGTTCTGAAACAAGAAGAATGAAAGCTGAACTTGATGAACGTCACGCTAAAGATCTTCAGCAAAAACGTGCAATCACTTTAACAGGTGATTTGACTGTATTGCATCAAGACCATAAGAAAACTACTTTGAATGACACATTCAATCAAGTCTCAAGTCTTGTTGATCGCGTTCGTTATGTCTACCTACCTGGTGGGGAAACATATAGTGAACCATATATCAAAGGATATGGTACTGCATCAGTCACTGTTGAAGGTGCAGCATATGGTACTGGTGATCCTGTATGGGGATATTCTGAAATCAAAAAAGTCAAGTTAACCATCTATATGGAAGTTTCAGAAGAATTTGAAAAACTTGGGTTCTCAGATTACATGAGAGTCATTAAGCAAAACCTTTCTGTAGCAATTAGAAAGAAACTTGTTTATGACATTATTAAAGGTTCTGGAGCATCTGGTCAGTTATCTGGTATTCTTGGTGCAACTCAACCTCATCTTGAAGCATCAAAAGATTTAGAAGTATCTGCAATCGATGAAAATACTCTAGATAACATTATCTTGAGTTATGGTGGAGATGAAGATGTCGCAGGTGGAGTCCTAATTCTGAATAAGAAAGATCTTAAAGCATTTGCTCTTGTTAAGTCAACTACAACAAAGAAATCAGCTTATGAAATTGACTATAAAAATAGCACAATCAATGGTGTTCCATACATCATTTCAAGTGCGATAACAGATTTGGCGACAACTGCTGCTGGATCATACAGCATGGTTTATGGAAGTTTATATGCTTATGTTGTTGCACAATTCAGTGACATTGAGTTAAAGAGATCTGATGATTTCAAGTTCAATGAAGGATTGGTTGCATTTAGAGCTAGTGGATTCTTCGGTGGAAACGTTGCAATGTGGAATGGATTCCTAAGAATTAAGAAACCAACTATATAAAAAATAATTGATAAGAGGGTAGACATATGTCAGATCTAGGAACAAAAATAGCAACTATCATTGGATATGATGTATCCGATATACAAAGCCAAACGTTAATTGAATTACTTGTTGATGCTGGAATAGAAGATATGAAGGCTGCAGGTGTTCCTGAAACACTCCTTGTGAAAGAAAATACTCCTAAATTGGTCGTGTCTACCCTTGTTATCTTTGTTAATGATAATTTGAACTTAACATCAGGTGACCACAAAACTTCAATGATGTACATTGCAAATGTAGACAAGCTCAGATCAACTATTGAAGCAGCTGTTTAGGGAGGTATCATGAGAGTAAATGGATGTGTAAAACTTTTTGATGTCGTTGAGAATCAAACACTAGACAGTGGAATAATGACCAAATCACCAATAAAGATAACTTCACTTAATGCTGAAATATCACCTGTTGGAGCGAATACATATTGGGCTGGATCTTCAGAAAGAACCGAACTTCTTTATACAGTTCAAATGCATGAGAGATCCTACAAAGATCAAAAATATATTGCCTTCAAGAACAGAAATAAAGTTACACAAATATTTCAAATCCATAATGTGGCCAAGGGTGAATCACTACATTTAATCAAATTAAACTGTAAGAATACCGAAGAAAGCCTAGAGGAGTTGATTGAAAGTGTCATTTGATAAAGACTATTTATGGAATTTGTTCAAACCTTCAGGTTCACAAGAAAAATTATATGTTGACATGATGAATACACCATCTAAAATTGCAGAAACCAATTATGCTGTTTTAGAAAGAGCTGTATTTGATGAACCTAAAGTATTCGGTGATGGAACTCCACTGTATAGAAATAAGGAGTTTAACATTCGAGTTCATGCAAACTCTTCTGACAAAGCATTAGAAATTTCTGATCGATACAAAACCATTATGAAAACTAATCAAATATCCTACGATATGTTTGGTCCTACTTTAGATCCAAGTACAAATCGCTTCTCAATCTTACTGACTGGAAGTTACATGTATGCAGAATGATGACTTGAAAGAACAGTTCAATAAAATTGTTGAGGGTTATGGGAAAGAACTTAGAGAGGCAATTGAAAAAGGATTGACTCTAGGAGCAGCTGAACTACAAAAAGTTTTAGAAGATGCAAGTCCAGTAGATACCAAAGAGTTCAAAGAATCGTGGAGCACAAAAATGCAATATAAAGGTGTTAGATATATCGGTAACACCAGAGCTGTAAAAGGAAAAACAAGTAGTAACATTCCGCTAGCAAATATTCTTGAATATTCTGAAGCTAGCAAGCACAAGGGATTCATTTCTAAAGCATTTAATGCATCGGAAAGTAGAATCTATAAAATCATGACTGATGTCTTGAAATAGGAGGATTTTAATTAATGAAAACAAATGAATTACAATTTGATATTAGAAATGTGAAGTATGCAGTCAAAGATCCAATCACCCACTTGTATGGAACTCCAAAAGATCTTGCACATGCCGAAAGCCTATCACTTGAAGCGGTTTTTTCAACTCAAAAACAATATGGTGATGGAAAAATAATCGCAACTCTTTCCTCAGATAAAGGTATGACTGGAAGTTTGATTCTTGTTCAACCAGCAGAAGATTATGAAAAAGATATGGGAAGAAAAAAAGTATTAGATGGTGGAGTTGCAGATGTCACTCAACTAGATGATGTTGAGCATGCCATTTACTATGAGTTTTCTTCAGTTGTTAGTGGAGTAAAGAGCACATTTAAAGCTTGGTTATTTAATGTGATTTCAGGGAGACATTCTGAAGCTTTGACTCAAAGTAAAGAGAATCCAACAATCAATAACATAGATATTCCTTTAACTGTAATGGGTGATACAGTTAAGAATGCAGCAGGTACTGCAGACTATGTTGATGAAAAAGGAAATGGGCTAATTGGTACTCGTTTAGTTTCTAAACCTACAGATACAGGATATGCAACTTTCGGTGATACAGTACCCGTATTAAAGGTAACTGCATAGTATGTTAGTCACATTACCTAGAATCACAAGAAGCTTTAATGAAGCAACCGGACTAGTTGAAACACAAGAAGATGTTATAAAGGCTCAAGTTGATACTTCATTTAGAGCTCACTTGAAATGGGAAGAAAATTTTCAAGCTTTTAAAGGACTGACACTGACTGAAATGACTGCTGTTGTTGCAGACATCATTAAAGATAGATCTAAAGCTGTATCAAAAATAACAGATATCTTAAGAGTCTTATATTGTTATTTGCAGTCAGATGAACTCCCAACATTTAATGACTTCTTGGGATTATTAGATCTTGAGAACACCCAAGTCATAATACAAAAAATCACAACAGTTCTTGAAGGCGTAGGTAATACAGCCGCAAAAAACTAATAGCACGTGCGAAGCACCTTACTAGTCTCACTAAGTTATTGTATGGTGAAAACGAAAACAAAGGGACTTCGTACGTGCCTTATGTTATTAAAGTGATTCAAAGAGCAACAGATCATGGGATAAGCTATGGAATCATGACTACACTCCATTTTAGTGATCTACAAGCTTTAATTATCGAGTACGATATAAGAGATTTAGAACAAGAAATTGAGCGTAAAGAGAAAGAACGACTAGACCAACTTGGTATATCAAGAAGAAAAGCAACCCCTGAAGAAATCAATAGACTTCATGGACTTTCATAGTTAAAGGAGGTGTAAAGCATGGCTGAAAAAATTAAAGGCTTAACGGTTAAACTTGGGTTTGATAATTCTGAATTCAAAAAGAAGATGAAGGAAGCTGATAAGGACATCCGAGCTACTGAGAATCAAGTCAAAGCTTTACAAAAATCTCTAGAATTAAAGTGGGATTCTGCTAAATTCGCAGAAGCTCAAAAGATGGCACAAAATGCCATTACAAAAACTGATGATAAAGTCAAAGAATTAAGAGCAGAAATGGCAAAGCTGTCAGAAAAAGGATTCTCAGCTGACAGCTCTTCATTTATTAATCTACAAACAGAAATAACTAAAACAGAAGACAAAGCTGAGAGGTTGCGTAATCAAATTCAACAACTCAATGAGATGAAGGTTACTCGATTAGCAGATAGTATAAAAAACATTGGTGACACAATCACCAAAGCAGGTCAAGCATTAATCCCATTTAGTGCTGCTGCAGCTAGTGTACTTGCGGGTATGACTGCGATAGGCAAATCAACAATTAATGCAGCTACTGAAATTGACGACATGAGTCAAATGGTCAATATGAATGCTGAAGCTCTACAAAAGTGGCGTTACATTGCTATGCAGTTAGGATTAGACAACACAGTATTACAAAATGCACTGACCAAAACACAAGCAGCATTTGCGGATTTATCAGTCGGGGAAATTACTCCAGCTGCTGATGCATTAGCAATGCTTGGTATCAGTACAGAACAGGCTGCTCAAGGAATGGATGCCAACTTTGAGTTAATGATTTTAAAACTCTCTGAAGTAACCGATTCAACTACACAAGCATATCTTGCTAATGAATTGTTTGGTGACAGATTAGGGTCAAAAATAATACCTTTATTAAATGGTGGAGCAAGTGGTTTGAAAGATCTTAATGCAGAGTTTGAAGCACTAGGTTATTTAACCAATGAAGATATAGCATCATTGGCAGAGTTTGATGATGCTCTAAATCGCACAAAATATGCATTCGCGAATATAAAGAATGAAGTTGGAGTTGCTCTATTACCTGTCATGGAAACATTCAACCAGATCATAGTTGAAAAAATTATTCCAGCAGTACAACAACTCGCTTCATGGTTTAGTAATTTATCAGATTCACAGAAGAATATTCTTGTATCAATACTTGCAGTCGTTGCAACACTTGCACCAGTTCTAATTATCATAGGAAGCTTAACTAATGGAGTTGGATCACTAATTGGTGTAGTGATGAAGCTCTATACTGCTTTGGCAGCAGTTTCTGCAATACCGATTGTATTAATCATTGGCGCTGTCGTGGGATTATTAGCAATTCTTTATAATTCAAATGAGAAATTTAGAGAATCAATAAACAGATTGATTGGAGTCTTGGGTGGTGCACTTGCACCAATCTTAGATTTAGTAATGTCGCTGTTCAATAGTCTACTTCAATCTTTAATGCCTATTATAACCATGATTGGAGATGTTTTAGCACCAGTTATTACAATGCTAGCTACTATATTAAATCCAATAATACAACTAATTGGTATTCGATTAATCCCAATGATGAAATCCCTGGAGTTTATGTTTAAGATTATTCAAATATCGATGTTACCACTTATGGGTCTTTTAAGCTTACTAGGTAAAGGGTTAACCTGGTTCTCAGATGTCATGAGTGACGTGTTTGATTGGGTCATCGATAAAATGAATAAAGTATTGAAAGCCATTGAATTTATGATAAACAAATCAATCGATTTGATTAATGGGTTAATTAGAGGAATCAATAATCTTGGAGGATGGTTGGGAATCTCATTAAGTGAACTTGATAAAGTGAAAATGCAGATAGAAACCTCTTCAACCATTAATACCAAGCAAACAATCACAACCACTCCATCTACTCATAACAACCAAGTTAAAGAAGCAATTGGAGGAGTTCCAGGTACTATCTCAAATAGTACAGTGAATTACTCAAATGACCATTCAACAAAGAACGTTACTATAGAAGTCACAGTTCAAAACTATGCTGCTGAAGTCGATGTAGATAAAATGGTTCAAGATATCCAAATCAAACTGGCGGAGGCATACTAATGAGATCTTTTAAAGTTTGGAATAAGAATCGAACATCTAGTTTTAATCTATCTGGTGATGGAGTCATAACCGGAGAAATCAAGGGATTAGGATTACTAATGGATAACTCGATTTCTTCAGTTGTTTCTGATCGGATTGGTAAATCATATACAACCAATAGACAAATCAAGTTTCAATCTATAAGCATGAAAGTTATTTTTGGGCATAAATCCAATGCATATACTAAGTTTAGAACTTTCATGGACTTCATAGCAGATCAATTCAATAATGGCTTTATATTGGAGTATGCCATTGACGAACGCATTGTTTATGCGGATGTAGAGTTTCGTGAAGCTACTAAAAGTCAAAAGACACAGTTTAATGTGTTTGAAGAAAATATTACTTGGGACCGTTTGACTCCTTGGTATGAAATAATCACCGCAACAGGTACAAGAATAAATGTAACGAATGTGCATTTTCTTGCAATTGAACCAGTCGTAAAATATGCAACTCCAATTGAGCCACCTTACTATTTAGCAGTAGCATCCCAAGGTGGTACATATGCACAAAATGTGTATAACCTGGAGATTAATAAATCTTTTGTTGCAGGACAGTATCTTGAGATTGATAGTGATAAAAAAGAAATTCGTTTTTGGAATGGTACTGCATATGAAAATGCGTATTCAGATGTTGGCCATGAGATGTACGCATTTCTAAGACTTGAAAAAGGGTCCTGGGATATATTCGAACGCTTTGAAGCTGTAGCAATAACTGTAACATATAAAAAGTGGGTGGCTGATTAATGTATCTAGAACTATACGATAAAGACTTAAAACACATCATCAATATAGAAATCATTAGTAGATCAAGTGAAGAGCGTGTGTTTGATTCGAATTCAGCTCAGTTTAAATGTACATGCAATCAGAAGATTGATGCTGCAGTACTTTATGTAATCAAAGACAAACCACGTCCATTTGGAGCATATTACCCTGCAGGATTTGTTAAGAACATAAAGTATCCAGCACCTGGAGTTGTAGAATTCAAAGGTGAAGATCTTCGCAAGGTTTACAGCATTGATGCACTCCTTGATTGGAGTAACGGTACTATAGACCTTTCATTAAAAGGAATTTTTGAAAAAGTAGCTGATGCTATCTATAATGCAAAAGATGCAATGGTAGGGAATATTCCGGTATTCTTCGAAATACCAAATGATACTCAAGACGTGTCATTCATTGCAGATTACTCTCATCGGTACATTGTAGTTAATCTTGAGAAGTTCTTAAAAGTATATCTAGCTTACTTTGGTTATTATATCGAAGCCAGATTCAATCAATATATGCAACGAATAGATTTTAGAATTTTGGCACAAGGATCTCCCGTGAAAATCAACATCAAAGACTTCCTTCATGAAAAAACCACTAGTGATATTAAAACCAATAAAGTGATTGCAACTATTAGCTTTAATACTGTTGAAGAAAAAGATACAGAATGGATAGTTTCTGATGAAGGAGCATTTGATTCATCAATATCGAAAAACACATTATTAGGAACTCAGGGGAATCTTCCTGCTTTACCAGATCCAAATACTTATGAAAATCTACACATCTTAAGACGTGTAGAATATGCTTTTTATGAAGCTAGTACTAAGGCATTATATGATGCAGCAATCTATAAAGCAACAATTAACATACCTGCAAGTCCATTTATTAGATCAACTTGCCCTTCAGTTCCTCCTTCAGGAACAGCAATGTGGAATGAGATCCAAAAGCAACCATTTGATGACAAGGTTATCTATAAAGGGATATTTTATTACCAGAGCTCAACCGATGGTCAAATCTATTATTGCTCACAGGCACAATATGGTAAATCAGTTGCATTAGGAATAGTGGATTATCATCAAAAAGTAGGAAGCATATATACACCTCGTCCAGACCTTCCACAGCGTATTTACACCTTGGGAACTGACAATCAAATATACAGTGGATTTGCACCGTTTGAGAAAAGAATATATCCGGTGCAGCAAAAGATATTCGAATCAGAATATCTAGCTACAGCTCAAATCAATGCTGTATCAGAACTAGTAAACACTAGATACGTTGAAAATATCATTCTTACAGATGATAATGCATCTTCACCAATCCCACTAACTGAGTTGCCTTTAAACACCTTGGTATGGGCATATGATGAAAATGGTGAATATAAAGAACTTCCAGTTGCTGAAAAGCGTTATTCAGAAGATGCTAAAGGAATAAAAGTCGAAGTTAAACTTGGTTTTAAAAAAACAAAGCTTACTGAGATTATTAAGAACGATATTGCTTTAGATCCTATTGTGAAACAAGGTAGCAAAGGTGGAAGTACAGTAATTAACGAATATGGTAGTGAAGCATGGACTGAAGCAACTACTCCAGATCCAGTGCTTTATAAATCATGGTTCAAACCAATTTAGGAGGAATAGATATGAGTAAGCAAATTGTAAACATCATTGCAACTACTGAGAGGTTTAAAGGACTTATAGTTGTCAAAATATCAAAGAATGATGAGGTTTATGCAGATCAACCTTTTGCTGTTATCGAAGCGGGTATGACTTATCAAAAACCAGTAATCTATGGTGACTATAAAGGAATACCATCGATTCAGGAATCTTCTATTGCTGAGATGATATTAGCAAGACTAAAAGATTTTCATTTAAAGATTAAACCTGATGGACATTTTGATGAAGTCCCTGAAGCAGAAGCGACTCATCATTTCAAATTACCTCCAGATACGCCTGTAGAAGAACTTATGTTGGATGGAAAACGATTGGTTCGATTCCCTATTCCAAAGAGTTTAAAAAAGGAATCAGATGTCGAAGAAGAGGTGAGTCCACATGGCAACTGTTAAGTCAGAATATTACTATTGGAATGGTAGTTCATGGGACTTATATTATTTCAAAACGAGTGCTGATCTTATTGTAGAAACTGATACAGCAAAAGTACTCACTTCAGATGAAAGAACTAAGATTGCTGATTATTTGACAAACTTCAATGGATCTAATCAACTAGCAAAGATAAACATAAGTGGATATCTTGAAGAAACAATAATTCCTGATTTAACACATTTGATGTTGTCATTAGGTGGAGGAATACTAACTGGAGACCTTATTGGAACAAATGCACAATTCAGTGGAAACTTTTCAACAGACTCTATCTTCGCAAATATTATCGATTCCAATGGTGGTTCTATAGCATTTGGTGGAAGTTTAGATTTTATAAACATCAATAGCATTCCAGTGATTAATGTTCCACTACCTTCACAAGGTCATCATGCTGCAAACAAAGAATATGTTGATGGAATATTCGCAGAAGGTGTAGATCCTGTTGATGAAGTTAGAGCAGCTTCAACAGCAAATATTGCTTCATTAAGCGGGTTACTAACCATTGATGGCATCGTCTTAGCTGCAGGTAATAGGGTTCTTGTTAAGAATCAAACCACTATTACTCAAAATGGTATATATACCGTAAGCTCTGGTGCTTGGACAAAGGTGATTGCAGATAGTGGAGTAGGAGCATTGGTTTTCGTCCATGAAGGTGCAACTCAAAACGATTATAAGTATTACTGTAGATCTGATAATACATGGATTCTATGGAGTAGAACAGACACTTATGGAATCATCGGAAGTGGTGGTTTAGTAAAAACTGGTACCAACTTCGGAGTAGCACAATTAGGAATTCTTAATGATATGTTAGCTGGTGGTATCACAGAAGATAAACTCGCAACTTTTGCAGCACTTGATAGTGAAATATTTGCTAACATCCAGGCTGCAAATGCTGATATTTCATTATTATCAAGGGTTAAAGATATTCTTTCAGTCATTAAACTGTTGCGTGGAACAACTACCTATAATACTAGTAACGCGCAAACAATTGCTGGTGCTTATACTTTGGCTGGAGCAAAAAATAAAACCAGTACAGGAGTTGCTGATCCAGTTGGAACTGGTAACACAGCTGGAGATTCATATTTAAAGGAACTATCAAGATCATAACTAAGGAGGTATAGCCATGGCAACAGTAAAATCTCAATACTTATATTGGAATGGCAGTACCTGGGACAAATATTATTTTGAAAGTTCTATAGATATGGTTATTGGTCTTCAGACTATTCTAGATGAAAAGACAGGTAAAACATATATAGCCTCAAGAGGGCAAAACCTTCTTACCAATGGTACCGCATTACTTGGAAACAACACAAATTTCAGTTCTTTTATATTTGATGGTGCACATGCAAATAATTCTCCTGGTTCATTTAGATACACAGGTGCAGCAACTTTATTCAATGATGAATTCATGCCAGTGGAAGCTACCAAAAGATACAAAATGTCTATTGATGCAAAAACACTAAATGGTGTTGGACGATATTACATGATGACAGTTTGTTTTGATGTTGATGGAAATTTTGTAAATGCAAACACTCATATGTTTAGAGCAAATACACTAACTACATTAGCTCAAGAGTTAAAAAATGGTGATACTATTGTCTATTTGAATAGTGCTGCTAACTGGGACAATAGCGGAACTGCTGGAGTCAATACTCACCTTAGATCGATTATCATTTGGAATTATGTGAACAGTTTTGGTTATCTGTACCCACCGCTTACTTATTCGAGAAATTGGACAGGTAATGCTTGGGATCCAGGAGCAATTAATTTCACAAACAACACGATTACTTTAAGAGTAGCTTGGGCAGGAGGAACTATACCAGCAGGAACACCATTAAGTAATGGTTCATCAGGTGGATCATATAAGTATAATGTTATGGGTAATACACTTTTAACAACAGATTGGGTAACATACACAGGTATCATGGATGGAATGGATTTTTCAGGAACAAATGTTTCTACTAAATTTCCTCCAGGAACAGCAAAGATAAAGATTGGTTGGTTGATGAACTACTCAGGTTCTGGTGAAACTGCGTGGTTTACCAATATGACTGTTTCATTAGATTATCAATACCGTACAGAACTTGCAGATAAACTAACAACTGCAAGACAAATTAATGGAATAAATTTTGATGGCTCTTCAAATATTACAATCTATGATTCCACGAAATTTCCATCAATAGGTGGTGTTTTAAGTGGAGGATTTAATGTCAACGATCAAGGGGATGGTGCAACTGGTGGGTATTCAATGGTGCTTCGTTCATCAACAGATAGAGAGTATTTATTTGGCGGTGGGGAGAATATTAATGCAATTTCTGATTATATAAGAATAGGTGTCAACAAACTTCAGTTTCATACTAATAGTAATATTTATAGCATATATCATTCGGGAAATAAACCTTCACCTGATGACATAGGGGCAATGCCAAAAATTGGAGGAGCATTCACTGGACCAGTATCATTCAATGACAATATAACATCTGATGGAGGATATATCTTATTCACTGGTCTTGATAGTATTAATTTTGGTGGAGCTGTATTAGCTAATGTTTCAGATCCATATTACGCACAAGATGCTGCAACCAAAAACTATGTTGATTCATTAGGTTTAGGAGATCTATTCAATGTTGCAATCTCTAGTCCAGGAACAGATCATGCGATTGTATGGAATGGGACTAGTTGGGCAAACACTGCAATTAATAAAACTTTTATAGGTTTAAGTAGTGTAGAGAATTATGGAATAGCTACTCAAGCTGAAGCTGAAGCAGGAACTTCTGGTCTCAAATACATGACACCTCAAAGAACAGAACAAGCGATTCGTAAGCGTAGCATTGCGCAAGTGATAACAAGAACAGTGTCAGCTACATTGGCTTTAACAGATGAGAATGACTTTGTATATGTTAACTCATCTTCAGCATTGACGTTTACGATTCCACCTAACTCAAGTGTTGCATTTCCTGTAGGAACAGAAATACACTTCATGAGATATGGAACTGGTGAAGTATCACTAGCTCCTGGTTCAGGAGTCACATTACTATCAGATGGAACAAAGAGACGTATCAATACCCAATATCAAGTTGTCACAATCAAAAAGATACTTACAGATACATGGGTCCTATTTGGAGCGATTAAGACATGATAGCAGGAATAGTAGCAAGTCAAAATGTAATACCACCTATTGTATATGGAACTGTTTGGACGTATATAGGTACTTCAGGATCTTATGATGAAACATACAGTTATGTAACTGGTTCAACATGTGACACTGAAGCTACTACAAGAAGTAAACTAACAACCAATCGTCCACCAGGTACTTTTCCCGTTGGTACATTGATGAGAGTCTCTCATTCAACCAATGAACCTATGCCTTGTACAACACGCTTTTACAGATGTGATTAATAAAGTAGCGACAGAACTCGCGGAAAGAGGATTTTAATGGAAAATGCATCAGCAATTTCAAAACGGTTTGCCTTTCGAATAGCAGATAGGTTGCCGAAGGTGCTTAGAATACTTTACTACATTGTATTGTTTCTAACATTCATTTATTGGATTTACAGATTCTTTGAGTTTTTTCTAGTGACTAATCAGAAAATTGGAGCATTCATTTTTGATCCTAGAAACTATTGGGCTGCAGTAATGAGTTTCTTCATCTTACTGATTGGAGCGTTTATGTTAGCTCAATTTGTATTAGGATTAGATCCGGTAGGGAATACAATCCAATGGTTTACTGATTTACTAGAATCGTATGAAGCGAGGTATGCGTAATGTGAGGGTCCTTAGAGAGTTCTGGTTGTTAATCAGCGGATATGCGATGACAATACTATCGATGTTCGTTGATAGACTAGATGTAGTCAATCTACAAAAAGCATTTTACATCTCATCTTTAATATTAATTTGGGTGGGGATTATCCAGGCATTATTAAAAAATCGGAAAAATAAAAAAATAGTCAACCGATTGCTACTTATGGAAAAAACGAATAATTTAGTACATTTAGCTCATAACCCAGAGCATAAAGGGGAAATCGTTATTAACACTTTCAATATTCTAAAAATAGGAGGAATAAAAATGAAAGCATATTTTAAATCTTTAAGTTGGATTCAGTTAGCATCACTGTTATTGACGGTGTTGCTATTGGGATTAGGTATTGCATCGGTATTCATGCCAGAGTTAGCCTTCATTGCTGAAAACTTTGAAATCTTCTTAATTTCTATTGGTGTCGTTTCTAGTCCTGGTATTTTGAACAGAGGTAAAGAACTTGGTGAAGCTGTGAAAAGAGTGGTTCAATCCAAAGGACGAATTAAAGAATTGAACAAACTCGTAAAGCTGGCTAAGAAAGAACTAGATACACTTGATGTAAACTATGACTATTTAAAACCATACATTAAGCGAATCGAAGAATATGGCGGAGATCTGACTGCAGAACAAAGTATTGCTAAGGATACATACGGTAAACAACGCTTGGCAATAGAAAAGAAGATCAATGGTCATATCACTGAAATAACTCAGCTGAAGGAGGAACTCAAATGATCGTAAACAGTGAACGCGCTTATGGCAAAATCAAAAATGTTCAAGATCTTAAAGTACTTCAGAAGCAAGCTGATGAGTTCAAAGTTAAGGCAGTTGGTATTACTGAGAATGGTTCAGTATATACTTATGATTCAATCTCTGATATTGCAATCCCAATCACAGGTTCTGAAGCTCAAGAGATTCTTGATCTCTCAAACAGTGAGTTTGAACAGTTCACTAACAAACGCGGTGATGTCGAATTCACTTCAAAGTTACTTCAAAATGAAGAAGATCCCACCGTAGTCGAAGCAGTTGAAGAAGTAACTGAAGGTGATTTGGGTGAGGTCATGACAACAGAAACCCAGGAACATCAGGAAGAAACTGCCACATTTCAAGAAGAAGTTGTGGAAGAAGTTGCTGATGCTAGATCAGTTGAAGAACCTGAAGTCAAACAAGAAGAACAAGTAATCGTTCTAACATGTCCTGAATGTGAAGACTGCAGTGTACACAAGGATAAAATCTTCTTGGCCAAGGCATTAATCACAGAGAAAATTGACGAGATTGATGAGTACAAGAAATATCTTCAGAGACTACTTGAAATACTCGAATAACGTAAAATGTGTTAAAAACAAAGGGTTTGCTATTAGCAAGCTCTTTTTATCGTATTTCATGACTAAAAAAGTAACCTTAGTGTTGATTTTATGGAAAATGTGGTATTATTATGTTGCAAGGGGGTCATTTTATGAGTAATTCCATATTAGAAAAAGAAACCAAGTTCTTCCAAGAAAATAAAAGAGCATTCTTAAGTAAATACAAAAATAGATATATAATCATTAAAGATTGCACTGTCAAAGGTGATTTTAAGACACTCCCAGAAGCCATGACTTTTGCACTATCAAAATATGAACTGGGGTCATTTATTGTTGAACATTGTTCTCAGTTTACTCAAGAACCACAAACTTTCCATTCTAGGGTTATTTTTAGAACATGAGTAAGTCGTTCACTACAACATACTCTGGCATATCAAATGTTTTGCAGAATCAGGTGGGGGTAACTGATCCAACTAAAGAAAGATACATAGGTCTTTCTAGTGAAAAACTAGGTCGCTATAATGCCATTTGGGATACTGGGGCTACAAATAGTGTTTTAAGTCATAATTTAGTTTCAGCTTTAGGTTTAATCTCAACAGGTCAAGTTGTTGTTAACACAGCTGGCGGAACAATTATTGTTAACAAATATATTGTGGATTTGCATCTTCCGAATACTGTTATTGTGGAAGATGTTGTAGTGACAGAAGCTCCAAATGGTATTGGTGGAGCAGATATGTTAATTGGTATGGACATTATATCTAGAGGCGATTTTGCAGTAACAAACTTTAATAATAAAACTGTATTTTCTTTTCGAATTCCTTCTCAAGAAACTGTAAATTTTAACCTAATGAAGGATAAACCATACACTGCAGGTGAATATCCTAGAAATAGACCATGCCACTGTGGAAGTGGAAAAAAGTATAAAGCTTGTTGTGGAAAAATAAAAAAATAATATATCATTGCCTCAACAGAGGCATTTTTTATTACTATTTGATGCTATAATAAAATAAAACATATAAGGGGGTTTTATTTTGAAAGATTTAGTAATCGGATTAGGATTTCTCATAGTGTTTATTCAATGGGGACATCCATTACAGTATTTAAGATTAAACATGTTAGCAACAAAAAAATGGATACTGGGACATTTTATTGTCGGTATCTTATTTATCTTAGCATTATTTGGGTTGTTTATTATATATGTAGTTAATGGCTATAGTCAATTAACTCGAGAGCCACAATGGTTTATGAACCTAATGGGAGTAGTTTTTTTGGGATACTTGATATTTAATTTCCGAGTAACTTTATATGCCTTTAAAAGCAAAGATAATAAGAAAATATCGTTTCATCAATGGATACTATTAATTCCATTTGCACCTATTTTTGCTATACTCACATATCTAATTGTTTCATTTTTATATTTACTATTTGGAGGAGTGTATAATTTCGATTACCAAAGTTATGTTGTTATTTATGATAATGACTCATTGCTTGTCGTAAAACTGTTGATTAGATTATTTCTCATCGTTCTAGTGACTGAAATGTTTTATATTTTTGTAATGTATACAGAGAACCTTAGTCAAAGAATCAATCTTAAAATCGATGAAAATAAAACAATTAGAAATGCTCAAATAGAAAAAAAGCTAACACCGAGATCACTAAGTATGGCATTTCTCATTGGAACAATTATTGCTTTTTTTCACTTTGCTGAAATTGACACTTTAGGATACAGCTCTGAATTCCAGTTGGTATTCGAAAGAACAATCTCTGTCTATCATTTGGTAGCAACCGCTGTTTTTATACCTTTATTATTCGATCACTTCAATAGTTCTAGAAAGAGTAAAGTAGAAGAAAAAGTCAAAAAAAGACAGGAAGATGATGACTTGGATAATAGAAAAAAAACTAGAAATCTTAAAAGAAGAAAAAGATCAAGTCGATTTTGATAATCAATACATTATATAAAAAAAGCAAAGTCTGGTGACCTTGCATTTATTGGAATTTCAATTATTTATGTATAAAATTCTATTACTAATCTGACCAATTGTTTTAGATTTGAGATTATATCATTTATTGAATGACTACTAAGTTTTTTAGGTATTGAAATGCTCCCATTATGACTTATGTTCGATCTAATAGAATAGCATTCTTGTACAAATTTTTCAGCGGAAACACCACAATATTCTTCTGTAATCTTCATTTTATGAATTAAGAGTTGGATTTTACTTCTAATTGATTTTTTCTTATCTTCAGTTAGTTTATCTATAATCTTCATTTTAGCTTTGTTTTCAATAAAGCAAATTTCAGTTTGAGAAATTAAATAATCTAAAAACCTTGTTATTTCAGTGTTTTCAAATTCGTTATTAGAAATAAATGCTGAAGCTACTTGCTCAAGTATGGATGTTAGATTTAATATTTTTAGTTCGACTGATCCAACGAGAGCATTATTATACATATTGAATAATAATTGATGGCTTTTTGGGTAGTCAACAATGGACTCAAGAAAAAAATCTTTATCTCGATTTAACGAATAATAGTAATCAATATCTGCTGATATTTTCAAAGTAATGTTCGTAATGCCGTCCTCGTTTATTTTAAAGTAATTGTTAGGAATCAGAATCATCGTATCTGTTTTATACGCAAATTTCACTAACCAATTTTTTACTTTTGATTCAAATAACTGAGCAATATCAATTGACTCTATACCTGAGATGTTAATTTTGAACTCTATAGATTCTCTAACTCCTTTTTTATCTAATGATTCAAGTATACATAAATAACTTCCATAGTTAAACTCTAGTTTTTCTTCTGTAATACTTAGTCTTCTTTTACTGCTAAGATTGAATAGAAAATCAATGTTATACATATGACCCACCTCTTAAGTCCTATTATACTATGATATACTACTATAGAATTAAAATCATTGAGAAAATGTTTGAACAATTCAAACTATATTTTTTTTAATCATACATTACTATGTTAAGTGTGCTGATTTGAATGTTTTTTATCAAAGATTTTCAATGTTTGTTTTTTGATATTTGATATCATGATGAAAAAGGAGGTGGAGTAGAAATGTCATTAAATAATCTAAAGGAGTTCCTAGATAATATTGGCCCACTTGTTCATGATGTAGAATTCTATGATGTTGATGGGAATCAATTGTTTGAAGAAGATTTAAAGAAACTAGATTTTGATAATTTAACTGTTATTGATACTGAGACTGAAGAGGATTACGGTGATGGTGAACAAGAGTCAGAAAAGTGGACAGTTATCAAGATTACGGTAAATGTAAAAAAAGCAGCTAAGTAAGCTGCATAACCATCGAGAGATGGTTTTTTTATTCAAGATTGAAATAGAATATATAATATCCTTTATAGAATACGAAGTTCGATTTGTTTTTAGATGGTGCCCGTAGCGAGGACACAATCGAACTATTGATATCATCGAAATCAAGCTTATATGTGTTATTTTGATGGGAGTTGATAGTGATTGTAACTCCTTTTTCAGTATAGATAACTTTATCAACGAACGTATCTATTACCTTTTCTATGTGATTCTCATTATCTTTATCACTTATAAAAGTATCAAACATAAAAAGCATGTCATCACGAGTTAAAGCTATTGGTTGCTTAATCTGTTCTTTTGCAATCTGAATTTCAATGCTTTTCAAAAACACTTCTAATGAAATAATTTCTTTTTGTAGAGTATCAGAAACAAAACCATTCTTGATAGCAAGTATCGAATTAGAGAGTTCATTTTCGACTCTCTTTTTTTCTTTTATAAGATGCCTAATAATAGTATCATCTTTGTTTTCCTTATTATAAATTACTATGGATTCATCTATTATTGGTACTAAAACATCTCTTGTTAGGACTTTACTTACTAACAATTCAGCGACTTTTTTTTCAATGTAGTCTTTAGAGACAGGACGGACAGGGCAATTATGTTTCCTATTTTTATTACAAGAATAGTAATGATAAGTTTTATTAGGTTTATTTGCTGAATCTGCAATCATTAACTGGCCACATTTCTCACAAAATAGTTTTCCTGTGAGAAGATAATTAACATTTGTACGATTTGAACCAGGAGATCGCTTATTTTTATGTAAAATAGATTTAACTGACTCATAAGTTGTTGAGTCTACAATTTGGGGGTAAATATTAGTATATGAAACAGAATCCTTTGTGTATACACCAGAGTATTTTTCATTATTTAAAGCTCGTAGAACTCGGTTTACGTTTAATGTTCTACCTTCTTTATCCTTCAAATCTCTAGTTTTAAGCTCTTGTACAACCTTTATGGAGTTTTTATCTCTTAGATAGAGATCAAAGATTAATCTTACAATATGCGCTTCATAGTCATTAATTACATATTTTTTATCTACAAGGTCATAACCGAGTGGAGTTGTTCCACCAATTCCATTTCCTTTATCAAGATTATCATAGATACCACGTTTAACTTTAATAGCAAGTTCAAGGCTATAATATTCAGCCATACCTTCTAGAAGTGATTCCATAAGCACACCTTCAGGTCCATCTGTGATGTTCTCCATAGCTGATAGACGTCTAACACCATTTTTTTTGAGAGTATGGTTATGAATAGCTGAATCAAATTTATTCCTTGCAAATCTATCTAATCTATAAACAATTAGGTAATTGAATCTTTTCTTATAACTATCTCTAATCATTCTCATAAACTCAGGACGATTATCGTTTTTTCCAGTAAGCGCTCTATCTATGTAGATTCCAACAACTTCAAGGTTGTTTTTTTTGGCATATTCTTTACAAACTCTAATTTGGCCATCAACAGACTGTTCATTTTGCTTCTCGTCGCTGTATCTAATATATAATACAGACTTGTTCATTTTTTGAATCCTCCAGATTTTTCATCTTCAATTTTGTCTAGAAGATAATAAGCAAAGTTCATTAACTCATGTTGTTGCTTTACTGGCAGAATTGTATATACTCGTTCAAGTTCAACAAAAGAAGAGTTTTCTTCAGTAGATTCAGATCCTTTTGCTAAGTAGTCTGTTGTAGTTCCTAAAAAATCAGCTATTTTCTGAACCAGTTCTAATTTTATACGGTAAGATCTACGTTTGAACAAACCGTTAATGGTGTCGTATGAAATTCCTATAGATTCAGCAAGTTCTTTTCTTGTTGCCTTTTTTGTTTAAGTTTTAAATTTACTCTATCATAAAAGTCCATCAGATCACATCCTTATACTCATATTTTATCACAATAGTTGTCAAAAAATACCATAAATAATACAAAAAGACCATTTACGTATTGACATGTGGTCATAATGTGCTATTATAGAAACATACAAAGTGGTCAAAGTGTACCATTTTAACGAAAAGAGGTGAAGTAATGGAAAACAAGCCATCGACATTATTGTATCCAAATCTAAGATATACAATGTCTACACATGGTATCACGATTGCATCCTTAGCTGAAAAAATTGGAGTGCATTCAAATACGGTTCGCAGGAAAATGAGTGGAGTAGCATCATGGACACTTGAAGAAATTAACGCAATATCGGATTATCTAAACAAAGATATTAGTTATCTATTCAAGAAAGCAGACTAGATCTATGAGATTTTTATGATGAGGTTAAAGAAATGAAAATAAAAATCAGCAAATCTTCTATGTATCAATTAGCTGCTGCGGCAGTTGACTACAAAATAAAGCATCCTGAAGAATATGCAGCATGGAAAGAAAATCAAATAATCCAGAGCAAGGAGAAAAACGATGAAAAAGAAAAATAAATTATCTATTGAAAGTGAAAAAGTTGTTGATGTTATTAGTGAAGCTAAGTCTGCACTAACAGAGACAACTTTATTTTATGGACTAATCAAGTCAAACGAAACTACTGAGAGATGCAAGCAAAATGAACAAAAAGCAATCATTGAAGGTATAACAATAAGACTTAGAAAAATCGGTTTATCAGAAGAAGCAATTAAAAAAATCGATTGGTCATTAGATCCAGGAGTTGTTCCTTCATATAAAGAATGGTGCAAAGTTAACAATCTAGATTTCAGTAAGTTGAATAACATGGAAAGATTTTTAAGTCAAAAAGGTCAGCAAGCATGAACATACGAATCATAAGAAGAAAAAAAGGATATCGTCAAACTGATCTAGCTGAGAAGGTCCAAATCAGTCCGATGATTCTATCCCTAATTGAAAACTATGAGGTTCTTCCAACACCACAAGTAATGCTAGCTTTAGAAGAATCACTTGGGAAGAACAGATTAGAGTTGTATGAACGAAAAGAACTGCAGCTATTAAAGAGTCTAAACAACCGGTTCAATGTTCCTGAAGACTATCCTCATTTCCATGTTCATGTCAGATTGCCTCGAAAGTTAAAGAAGCTTATGTGCAAAGAAAACTTTCGAAGAGCAGGTTATCGAGACATGAATGATTGGTTCATGAGACGTGTTAGAGATTTCGCATTAAGACTTGGATATATTGACATATATTTCAAGGAAAAAGAAAAGAACGCTCAACCTGGAGGGGCGAATGCGTTCAATGGTCAAATCCAGAGCAAGGAAGAAACCAAAATAATTATACATCAAAATAAAGAATAGGACAAGGTGCAAATATGAAAGTTAAATTAACCAATGAGATCTTTACTCAAAGTGAAATAGATAACATTAAAGATCGGTTTCACACGAATGACATAAAGATTGATGAATTTGGAGTGATTGCTACGTATAGATTAAAAGAAGGTTCTAAACATTTCAAAAGTATTTCAATTTCACTCAAGAGAAAGAAAATATTCATAACCTCATTTGTCGGAAAGAAACCAGAATCTCTCTTTAAGAGGATTGATGTAGCTATCAATGAAGATTTAAATCTTCTTACAGCGATGCAAGTTCTGGTTCCAGCTAGCTTTGTTCAATGCTCAGGATGTTTAACCTGGCATGATCCTATTATGTTAAGAAAAAATGAAGATGAATCTCATTCATGTGAAACATGCATCAAACTGGCAAATCAACCAACTCAAAGTGAGTAGGTGAGATTATGAAAGACTACAGAATAACAATTAAAGCATTCGCTAACAATTACTTTGAAACACTTAAAAAAGGAACGATACCAAGAGCTGATGTTAAGAGAGAATTCTATGACAAAGGAAGAAAACTTGTAAAAGAAGACACTTTAGACACTATTTGGAATGCGTTCATGGATAACACTTATGATCCTAACTCTAAATCGTTAGGAAGAAAAAAATACCTATTCAAGGAGAAAAAATCAATTATGAAAGAAACAGTTAATAAGGGTCCAAAACCTAAGAAGATATTATTGATGGATAGTACGTTGAAAAAAACAATGAAAGTTTATGACTCAGCTAAGGATGCTGCATTAGATTTGGACTTAAGTGTATCAGCTATAAGAAACATCTTAGCTATGACTGATGAAAAGAAGTTAAGCAAGACCAATGCTAAGTACCATCTATTTTATGAACAAAAAAAAGTGAGTCCAAAGGAAATCAAAGTAACTAACCCAAATGAAATGGCTGTTCATGATTATCCAGATCCAGGTATAACACAAGGTGTTATCGATGATTATGAGGACATGTATGAAGAAGATCCACGATCAACTTCAAAAGAGTATGTCGATAAAGTAATACAAGAATCCATTCCATATAGACAGCAAATGCTTAAAAAGTTGGATGATGCAAGAACAGCGTACATTGAAGCTCTTAAGAACTATGCGATTTGTGCTATCAGTGAGTATGGAATTCAGTTAGAAGAGAAGGACATCCATTTGGTTGCATACCTGGATGAAGATTTGAAATGAAACCTAAATGGATTCAATTTCTCATTGAACTTATCCTCATTCTAATCCTGATGCTTGGATTTCTCATATTCTATTCATTAGGTCTTGATGATGTTCCAGATGCAGCAATCAAGCTTCAGTTATTGATTATCAGTGGTATTGCTATCATGCTAATCGTCATTGAACTCATTCTATGCTCCAGCAAATTTGATTCATTACCAATCATGCGTGATGAGGAGGAAAGCCAATGGCCAAAAAGAAATTAAGAAACAATGATGAGAGAAGACTCTTTGTTGAGAACCAGGGGAATTGGGAAGTTGTATCTGAAGAAAATGCAATTCGGATAAGTGTTCTTAAGGGAACACCATTTGCAAAGATAGAAGTCAGAACATTTAATAATCCTATGAAACATCCTTATCAGATACTTGCAATGAGAAACTACATCATGCACGGTGGCGATATTGTATTTAGTGCGTTTCCTCAGGATATCAATTCAATTGTCTTATATTTGCGTGAAATGGACTTCTAACCAAATAACGCTATCAATAGTCATAAATAATATTCAAATTGTTTAAAACTCAAAATAGAAGGGATTTGAAGTTATGCCAGATATAAACAAAACAATCAATAGTAGGTTTCTAACCTTCAGAGTAGTTGAACCTTTAGGTGCGAAGAAAACATCAACCATCTATGTAGATAACAAAGATGGAGATAGATTAGGGAAGATTTATTATCATGCTCCCTGGAGAAGAAATGTGTTTGCACCAAACCGAGATACTATCTTTGATAAGAAATGCCTAGGAGATATTGATAAAGCAATTGACTTTGCTGAAAGGTTGAGAACTCATGGCCAGACGAGTTAAGACTTTCGGTGGACAGCAGCAAACGCTACCTATCAAGGATCCAAAGGAAATAGAAAGATTTATGTACTACTTGTTAAAAAAAAGAGAACAAGCAAAAACACCTGTTAAGAAGTATCAAGCTGATCGTAATTGGATGGTTTGCTTAGTTGGATTCAATACAGCGTTCAGAGCTGAAGATTTGCTGCAGTTAAGAGTAAAGGATGTTAGCAAAGGTTATGTGTCTATAAAGGAAAATAAAACTGGTAAGATGCAGAACTTTCGGATGAATAAAGATTTACACCAGGATATAATCGACTATGTTAAAAGAAATAGTCTTACTGAGTATGACTACATGTTCATGGGTCAAAAAACAAAGCAGGATGGACTTGACTATTATTTACCAATCACAAGGCAGCAAGGACACTCAATTGTAAGCAAAACAGCCCAAGCGATAGGCATTGCCTATACATTCGGACTGCATAGTTTACGAAAGACATTTGGTCACCAATATATTCTCAATGGTGGATCATGGCAAACATTATCCAAGATGTACAACCATAATGATATTCCAACAACTCAATTATATGTCATGTGGGATAGTGTGGATGCGGAAAAAGAAAGAGCAGCTACATACCTTGGTGGAGTACATAAGAAATAAATATTCAAAAAAAACTGCTATTCATTCACATTATTTACAAAACGCACATATTCTTCATTACTATATAAGACATTGATACTTGATAGAGAACTATGAATTTCAAAGAATATTTTGGTCTTAGCTTTTAATAATTCATGGTTAAGGGATTTATAGCTTTCATAATTATTTAGATATGATTTATTATCTAACATATCCAACAAACGTTCTGAATTATCCATCAACCTGTTTAGGGCACCTATCATTACTGAATTAAAGTAGTGCATTTTATTAACAAATAAATCGTTAAGATTATTGCACGTTATTCTTAGGTTTTTTATATACTCGTCAATATCTTCACCTACTTCATCTCTATAAATTGAAAGTCTATAAAATTCTATTTTATTGGTATATTCCATCACTTTGTCCAAAGAATCTAGTTGTCTTTTAAAAAGTTCTTTGCTTGCTTCAAGCTTAGCACCAGATAATACTTCGTAATCTTTAATCTTTTTAAATAATAAAACTTGTGAAAATGCAATCCCTGCAGTTAAAAGCAAATTAGCAATACTTAAATATGTGTCCATACTAAACCTCCTAATGTGGGTTTAAGAAAGAGAGAAATTAACAAAATGAGTAAAAGAAAACGAGTATATATTTATATTGCATTAATGCTATATCCAATGATTATGCCATTCATACTAGTAGGTTTATTTAATACCTCACTAATTGTTACAGCACTAGTTAATGCAGCAACATCAACAACGCTTTGTCTTATAGTTTTGAATCATCCTAAATTTTTACAATAAGTGATTCATTTTCGTCAAATACATTACTAAGATATTTATCGAATGCATTATCAAATGATTCCCTATATCCTTCAAGCGTTTTCCTAGAGTCTGCTCTAATTATAAATCCACCATTACCAATATTTGCAAGTGCAGATCCTAAGTTAAATATTGATTGTGTTAGCTCTTTTAATAAAATGTTTGCTTTATTACTTGAGTAAATTATGTTATTTTTTTCAATGTTTTTATAGTCATTGAAAAAGCACAAGAAGTATCTATAGAAAAAATCATTTTTATCTTCATAATCAAGTCCATCATGATGCAAAGATTCATTCTTTATGCTTCTTGAGAACACATATATACAAGTTGTAAATCTAGTACCAAGATCCCTTGCAGTACTCACAATAGACTGATATGCATTTTGACGTTTAATCATATTTTCTTTATATAGTTCTAATTTAGTTGTTGTCTGAATGTCCTTAACCCTATTTTTCGCATTGACAATGGTAGTTACAATTAATCCAATTGTTGGAAAACCACCTGAAATTAAAGCGATGACTATTAATGTTGATTCCATTTACAAACCCCCAGTTTTTATTTTCATTATAGCACAAACAATTATGAAAAATAACGAAATTAACGGGATTTAACTTTACGGTAAATTATTTTGAAAAGCAAAGAACTAAAAAAACGGAGTTGACCGCATGATAGTGCGAACGATTTAAAGAAATAAAGTGTTTCAAAAAAATTGACAGATTTAGGGGTTATGTAAGATTTTTTAAACTACAAAGAAAGGAGAATAACTCATGGGATTTAAAGCAGAAATAACTATTGATAAGTTTGAAGATTACAAAGAATTAGTATCTCTAGGTAGCAAGGTTGTTGAAGTAGAAGTTGAAAAAATTGTAGAAGTTAAAGTTGATGCTGATCCAGTTTGCCCATATTGTGGAAGTGATGATTTGGCATATAATTCAAAACCTGAATGGTTAGTATGTGTTAATAATGGAAGTAATATTCCTAACCAAGCAATTGAAGTCAAATGTAATGATTGTGGACTGATTCATCCTATTAATGGCAAGTTTACACAACAGATTAATAAATAAAAAAAATCATGGACTAAATAGCTCAAGTTGCTAAAGACCAATGACATGTTTAAGTTAACAAGCTCGTAGAACTACCCATGCACGGTAGAACTTCCAAACTTATTAACAGTTTTATTATATATTAAAAAAATAAAAAATCAATCCAGAGCGAAGGAGATTTAAAAAATGGAAACAAGAGAACCACAATACCCATTAGATAAACCAATCAAGAAAGGAATGAACAGAGCTATATTTTATAGAAAGCCAGGTCATGTTTCTCAACTTGGTTTCTTCCCCTTTAAACACCATGAAGACAGTTCTCAATACAACATCAAAGCTGAATATGAAATGAGTGAAGAACAGTTTAGTAGTTTTAAAATAAATCTACTTGAAGATCAACCATTCATCGAAGACTTCAACAAGTTGAACATAATGTTTAGGGATGGAGATCTCGTAGAAAATTGCATTGAAGTTTTCTGCAAGGAAAGCGACTACTCATTGTTAGTGAACTCAGAGGGCTTTAGATATGCAAGATATGTTGCTGTCATTCCAAATACACACAAAAAGAGAACTGGACTTACTAGAGAGCAAATTGAGTTCTTAAAAGCACTTCAGGAAGAACTTAAAACTCAAGATACAGTTGGTCAAGCAGACCCACGCTTCTGGGTAGTAGCTCAATACGAATGGCATGACTGTTGGGAAGAAAACGCTCAAGACCACTATTACTGTCATGGTGAAACTACATATGAATCTTTTGAAGCTTTGAAAGAACGCTTGAAAAAAAGTGATTACCTTAATTCAAACGGACACTTCAATCAAGAAGGCTTGGAAGAATTTGAAGACCAAGAGGATTTTCATTTAGATTCAATCAATGACTATGATGACCTACCAAAGTATGTCAGAGAAGAATACTATCAAGTACCTGTACAAAAAGTTCATGTTATCAAGCAAGACACAATGTTTTTAACAAAGCGTGAATGCCAAGAGCATATCAAACGGAATCATTACCATTACAATGACACAGTTCATACATATGCAATGACCGCATGGAGAAGTCCACAAGTAGAGAAACTCATAAAGATTCTACAAGAAGCAAACTTTAATGACATAAGTATTTCAGATGAGGTAATAATATGAAAATCAGTGAGAATGCTATGAAGTTAATCCTATATCTGATGATGTTTGTAGCAATGCTTGTCATTTCTTTATTAGTCATAATGAATGAAGCAGCACATCAAAAAGAATATAACAAATTGATTTATAGCGATGCATTCGCAACAGCAAACTACTGTTACACCTCATCGATGCAATGTGGCTTACATAATGCTTTTGAAGAAGGAGACTATGAAGATCATAATATACACCAAATGATTCTATGGATTGAAGAGAACGAAAATGATCTATCAGAATACGATGTTGAATGCGGATTGAAGGTTGCAAATTTTCTACTCGGAATCACTTATGAAAAAAGGCAAGAATTTATAGATCAGTTACATGAGGTGCATTTATGGGAAAATCAATAACAAGTTTAATTAGAGACATTCATGAGAATGCAATATCTCATGGATGGTGGGATGAAAAGAGATCCTTTGGAGATATTACTGCATTAATACATTCTGAAGTATCTGAAGCTTTCGAAGAACATAGAAATGGCAAACCTAATTATTACATAGTCGATGGTAAACCTGAAGGAAAAGCAGTTGAACTTGCTGATGTGATTATTCGTATATTAGATTGGGCTGGTTCAGAGAATGTCGACATGGAGTCTATTATTGAGAACAAGCATAAGTACAACATATCTAGACCTTTTAGACATGGTGGTAAGAAGCTATGACAACTTCGGAAAGAGTAACAGAAGGTAATATTACTAATGCTTTAAAGCAAAGACATAAAACTAGGGGAGACTTCTTTGCTAGTCAGGTCAAAATGGGATCCTTTGGAAATAAGATTCTTGATGCTGTAGCAATTCCTGTCACTTGGAGTCCTAGACAAATCATTGGTTATGAAATTAAGGTATCAAATTGGGATTTCCAAAACGATCAGAAATATCCTCATTACATGTCTACTTGACACCTATTTTATTTCGTTGTTCCAAAAGGATTAATACAAAAGGATGAAGTACCTGAAACTGTAGGGATTCTTGAATACAGTAATGGAAATCTAAGACAAATTAAAAAAGCTGTTTATAGAAATATCGATATTAATCCTGATATGTTACTCCACTGTATCTTCTACAAAATGAATGAATACAAACGGCCACCAACTAGACAAGAATACTTGGATGATATTAAAGCTAAAGTGGAATCTAAAGAATACGGAACCAAAATATCAGACAAGATAAAAAGTCTTGAACGTGAACTTAATCGAGTTAAAACCTATACAAAAGAAGACTGGGAAAACTTCCAAAAAGAGTTCAAAGAAAAATTCGGTTTCAATGTATCAATATTTAATGTATTTGACTACATAAGCTTAGATAACAAAAAGCACAATGATGCTATAGAGTTGCTTAAGCAAGCAGCAAAACTTTTCGAGGTGATCTAAATGGAATGTTCAAATTGCGGAAACACTGAAGGATATTATAAGTACCAGGAAGTTAAAGGAAAAATATTCAACGTTTATGATGGTGACGGCAAGTATGCAGAAGATCAAAGGGATTCACATGAAGGAATAATGTATGGTGTAGAAGAAAAAACTGCATATTGTCTAACATGTAATAAAAAACTAACCAAAAAAGAATTGGAGAAACAAATATGAAGGAATTTAAAGTAAAAACTAATACTCACATTGTTATTAAAAGAGAAGATGTATTAACGCTGATCACTTCTGATGAAGCAGTGCAGCTTGCTAACATCATGCAAAAGATTGAAGATGAACGCTTTAAACTAGGTAAGGAAATTAGACAAGCTTACTATGTTGTGAATCATAAAGAACCATACTCTCAAAAAGTATTTGAGGTTATCAAAGAAGGAGAGCTTGAAAAAGAAGAATCACTCTTTGATAAGGATCCTCGTTTCTGTAAGGTTTGTGAATGCACTCAGGACCATGCTTGTGCCGGTGGTTGCTACTGGGTTACGGATGATTTATGCAGTGCTTGTGTCTATGGTATCTTTTCATGTGAAGCAATTGTAACACCTGAGAATTCAATAGAACCAATTGATGGAACTTCAGATTATCTAGCTGATGAAATCACATCTGAAGAGATTTGTGAAGGTTATATTGCTGGTCATGCTGCAGCTCTTGGATTAAGTTCTGAAGCAGAAGATACAGCTGTTCGTCCTGGTGATAAAGTTAGAATTTATGCAGTGTATCAACGTGGTGAATCCATCAAGCAAATTATGTATCTTTTAGAACCAAAAAAAGAGTAATTTAACGGGATTTAGCATTACGGTAAATTATTTTAAAAATATTTGATTTGAATAACCGCACTTGATAAGTCAATAAGGCTAAAAAGTAAGCATTAAATAAAAAAATAGAAAATTTTACAGTTCTAGCGGTTATGTAAGATTTTCTACACACGAAAAGAGGTAAGCAAATGAGAGTGGAATTACCTGTATTGGTCCAAGAATATGGACAAGTAATTAGAGCTAAATTTGAAGGTGAAATTATCAACAAGATCTTTAGAGAAAATGCAATTATTGTTGATGGAGACAATGTCTGGTTCAAACAACCTTCATCAAATAATAGATTGGTTAGAATCACTATTAAGACTTGGAATATCACGTTTGATGAAAACGATAAAATGACCGCAATTGGAAGCATTTTGACAACAAATGACTACCATCAAGAACATTACTTTATAAAGAAAAACAAAGTTGAAATGTTAAGTGACAGTTGGATTGATGATGACAAAATTGCATACCATCAACACTTAGACGATTTTGGGAATAAGAGAGTGACACAAAATGGCTGAAAGACGAATGTTTTCAAAACAAATAATTGATAGTGACATGTTCCTGGATATGCCTGTATCAGCTCAAGCTTTATACTTTCATCTTGCCATGAGAGCTGATGATGAAGGATTTCTTAATAATCCATCAAAGATAATGAAGATTGTTGGGGCAAACAAAAATGACATGGATTTGCTTTTAATCAAGAGATTCATCATAGATTTTCCAAGCGGAATAGTAGTTATCAAACACTGGTATGTTCACAACTACATTCAAAAGGATCGTTTTAAACCGACTGTTTATAATGATGAAAAACTACTTTTAGATTATAAAGAAAACAAGGTGTATACATTACGATCTGAACACATTGATTTGTTCTCTGATGATGAAAAAAACACTAATGTATACAGTTTGGATACACAGGTTAGGTTAGGTAAGGTTAGTTTAGTAGAGGATAGTAAAGAAAAAAGTATAAAAAAGAAAAATCCGCCCACTATCTCCAAACATAAACATGGATCTCAAAAAAACGTTTTATTAACAGATGAAGAACTTCAAAAATTAAAAGAGAAATTTACTAACTTTGAAGATCTCATTGAAAACTTATCAATGTACATGGGTTCTACTGGAAAATCATATTCATCACACTACTTAACTATCTTAAATTGGAATCGAAAGGAGACAGGAAATGGAAAAGATTCAAAACCAACTGAAAAAAATCAATACATCCCTAGAAGAGACAGACAGTCTGGAAAAGATGAAACAAGCAATTCTTGAAGACCCTGAAACTAGAGACATAGATGTATCCATAATTCATAATCTTTCAACAGCTCATTTATACCTTCAGTTAAAAGGCATTGAAAAAGATGGATGCTTACCACAACTTAAAAAGGATCCTTATTTAGAGATAACCTATGTGCCAACCAAAGCAACAATTCAAAAAAACAAGCGCACCAAATATGTGAACTGCTTTGGTGAAGACAGTAGAGATATTGAAGCATCAATAGATAAATTCAGAAAAAACACTCCTTTGAGAAAGAATGCTTACAAGTTAGCTAAAGCAATTATTGATGGAGAGTTAGGTTATGGAATTTATATCCACTCTAATGATTTTCAAATTGGTAAAACTTATCTGGCTAATGCGATCGTAAATGCCTTGGTTGACAAAGGGTTGCATGGGAGTTTCTTATTCACACCAAGTCTTGCAAGACAAGCAAAGGAATTCAATGAGATAGAGCAGCGAATTAGATATATCAATGATGGAGAATTTCTTGTAATTGATGATATTGGAGCTGAACATAAATCATCCTGGTTTAGAAGTGAAGTTTTAATGCCATTACTGCAGCATAGACTTGCTTTTAAGAAACTCACGATATTTACTAGCAATTATTCAATCGAGGAGTTAACGAGTCTATATGGTGATTCAGTGGATACAAGAAGACTTACCACGAGGATCCTTGAACTAGCTGAAGTTGTCAAAATCGATGATTCTGCATAGGTGATGATATGGCTGCTAAAAGAATAGATTTACACGATAAGACAATTCTCTATCAATATCAAAACGGTATTACAATCAAAAAAATTGCAGCTCTAAACTACGTGTCACAAGATACTATTTATCGAAGATTAAAAAAAATGAATGCTGTTGTTAATAATCCATTTAAAAGACTTGTCTCTAAAGAAAAATTGATTGAATTATACAATAAGAAAAAATGGTCTATTTCAGCAATTGCAAGCAAGTATAAAGTATCGTACAAGACTGTGCGAAAAACAATGAAAGACTATAACTTACCCATCAGAGGTATCCAGAGCGAGGAAAACAATGAACGAACAGAGAAATAATGAAATTTTACTAAAAGCAATGATGGCAGAAGATCAACTATCAGCTATCAAAATTTATTGTGAGGAGTCATCCGTTTTTGATAAACAGCTAAGAGACTCCTTAAATAGTCCTGAAAAAAGCTATGAGAATTGTTGGGCTTACATCATGGAAAAAGCTAAACAACACCTAGGGAGTAAATCAGGACATGTTATGCCTAATGTAGTTTTTGGTTGGGCAATTCATTATTTTATTGAATCTAATGAAACGATAGAAAGTGAAGTAGGTAAAATAAAAACTAGCAAAACAACCTATGAAACTACAACTATTGCAAGTAAAAAAGTTCAAATTAAAAAAGAAAAGAACATCAAGAAACCTGAAGATGAAAATAAAGCATCATTTGAACGTATATCAATTTTTGATTTCATGGAAAATGATAGTAATGAATCTGATGATGATGACTATAATGAAGAAGATGAATGATTATGAAAAAAGAGGTTATAACATTTGAAGAGTCATTCTTTGGTTTGAATAAAGATCAGTTAGAAAATCTAAGAGATTTCTATAAAACAAATCCGAAGCTTTTATATAAGCACAGAAAAGACTATAAAGAGAACTTTGAGTCAACCAAAGATATGATGCAAGCAATTAATCTACTCATGCCAACGATGGAAAGAACTCAATTGTATTTAATAAAATATGTCACTATTCTAGAGAAAAAGTATTTAATGATGAAAAACTCTTGGGTTGCAGCATTTTTTGAAGTTGAAAGCGGAGCATGTCATGTCTATCATGCTGCAACTTGGAAGTCTACAAGTGTTGGTATTTGGGTAAATTCTTACACACAATATAATGCAAACTCAAATCCTTCAAATTCATTTTATAGAACTGACTATAAACCGAGCGAAGAAGACATAAAACTTGTCAAAGAACTTCCTGAATTCAAATATATTGACTTTGAGAAGCTCAAGTATGTAAACTTTTATCCATTATTAAATAACAGATTTCAAAAAGAACATCTATGGCAAATTGAAATGTTAATAAAGTCAGGATATACAAGATTGGCTACTGAACTAGCATCATCGTATGAAAACATAGACTTCAAACTGTTTAAACAATATCAAGATTTCTTTAAACTACGAGGAAAAGGACTGTGGCACTATAGAAGAATCATCGAACTAAAAAAACAAGGTTTTGAAGATCCAGAATTTATGTTTCTTGATATATCTGAATCATACTATTATCAGTTTTGGATTAGATTTCTTGTAGATCATCCAGAGATAAACAGAAGAAAACTAATCAAGTATATTAAGGGGAGAAAGACAACAGCAACCTTGTTTGGTGAAGTATTCTTAGATGTCTACAAAATGTATCTAGGTTACATTTACAAGATAGGATTAGATTTGTCTAAAGATAAATTTACTTTTCCGGAAGATTTGATTGAGGAGTTTAAAGACATTTTACTTGTCATGGAATACAGTTACTCGAATGGTGAATATAAGTCATGTTTACTTAATTGGCAATCACAATTAGAAATCGAACAAATGGACCTAAGATATGCAGATGAAGCACTAGAGTTCAAAAATCGCAAGATTATTCAAGCTAAGGAAAAACAAGAACAACAAGAAAGAATGAGAAAAGCTAAGGAAGAGATGAAGCGTACTCTTGAATTAATTTGGCAGACAAATAGACTGTTTAATGTAGAAATTAATGAGGATTACATTCTGATTGCTCCAAAATCATCTGATGACTTGTATGTTGAAGGGAAAACTCTGAATCATTGCGTGTACGATTATTTAGATAGAATAGCTAAGAAGGAAACAGCCGTTTTATTTATTAGGAAGAAAAAATATCCTGATAAACCATTCTATACAGTAGAAGTTAGAAATGAGAAGGTAGTTCAATGTCGAAGTACAAATAATTTAGATCCTGCAAATGTTGCTCAGTTTTTTAGTAATTGGATAAACGATAACATTAGTGATATCAGAAATAGAACAGAAATGGCAGTAAGCTAAGGCGGTTATAAATCGCCTTTTTTTATTGTCACTACGTGGAGGTGTCATATTTTCGCTCTATGCAGTTTTGGTATTGACTTAATATATTGATATCCATAGCATAAGGGTGAAAAGTGTTATCTATACTTTGGGACCTAGAAACCACAGTCTCCTTGCTCTGGTACTGTATAAAATCCCCCAATTTTTATGGAACTAGATCCCAAAGTATAGATAACATCATGAATGCAGCAGGGTAACAGTGATTAAGTAAAGAATTGTTAACCTGTTTTAACATATGCAAGGAGGACTATATTGCCAACACCAGAAAAGATTATAAGATTCTATCAGTCAAGCAAATGGAAGAAGGCACGAGCATATATAAGAGCACAACGCATGGGAATATGCGAAGAGTGCGGAGATGTAGGTCATGAAGTACATCACAAGATACCTTTATCATTAAACAACATTGATGATGATAGCATCTCAGTCAATGAAAGTAACCTTCAACTACTGTGTACATCATGTCACAATGCTAAACGTGGAGAGAACTT